AATGACACGATACGGGAAGAACTCCTTGAGCTCCTCACGAACCTTGCTGAGCGTGTCGAAGATCTGAGTCCAGTTGAGCTCAGATTTCTCGCGGTTCTTACGGCGGTTGGCCTTGTAGTAGGGAAAGATCTGACGGCGCCAGTTGTTACCGGCATCGCATGCGATGATCATCTCGCCGTACTCGTTCTTGAACTTCTGGTTGTACGAACGAATCGAGTTGAGAACCATATGGCGAAGAAGATCTTCTTCGATTTCTGTATTGGTGTGGTTTCCAAGCTGAACCATCAGATTGGAAATCATTACCTGAGACAAGTCAACGATAATCATGATATATTACTCTTCATCCTTAGTTGGAAAATTATATGTGTACGCAACTGTATTGTCTTCGTTGAAACTGAACTCGAAGACGTTGTCGACCATCTTATGGAACGGATGTTCGAGACGGTATTGACGACTCACCATCGCCTTGATCGACTCCATCACCATGGCAACGTCTTTGATGTAGTCATCGGAGTTGATGTCTAGGCCGTAGGATCCGAACATGTGGATAAGGTCTGGAAGGAGATCGTTGATCACGCCCTCAACATGCTCTCGCCGAGCCTGTACTACCTTATCGACAATCTCCTCGACCGACTGAGGTGGTGTGTCTCTCTTGACACCAGGAAAAAGAATGACATTGTCCGTCACTTAATCACCCTTACCAGAATACATTCTTGGTTGATTCGCCCATTAGGCTTGCTTTCCGCTGTCTTTATATTTGAGATAAACGAACGGAGAGTTACCTTCCCGGCGGACAAGAGTGCCGTCAGGGATTCTTCTGGCTTTCGTAGAGTCTTCGACGTACTGGATTCGGTATCCCATCCAGTCAGAGTCGTTCCCTTGACTTGAATACCCGCAGGTCCCACCGCTAGGTACTGTGTCAGTTTGCGATACTTGGTGTTGTACACCCATAGTTGTTGACATCCAATAATTTCAGCCGGATGGACCGAGACGATCTTCAACGAAGAATCTTCCTTACGGAACTTCAGGTTCTTGACCAGATCGACAGCCGACTTAACCTTCTTCTCACGAGGCTTGCGTACCTTGACAGCCTTCTTGTTATTTATATAACGATCGATCAGAAGGACAAACTCTTCCCAATACTTCTTCAGTTTTGCACGAGTCTTCTTCATGGCCGGAGTGTCGTACTCGTCCGGCTCGTGGTCGCCTGCATGGTTAGAATAGTATTCGCGAATGGCAGATGCAGCCTGAGGAGACGTCTCCTTGGCCACAAGCCAGTCGTAGATGTTGAGGTCAGGATTTGTGTCGATCGCCTCTTCACAGTCGGTGATAAGCTGATAGATCTTGGCCTGTACACGGTCTTGAATGGTAACCGTCTGCTTCGGCTTTTCCTCGACCTCCTCGCGAATAGCAGAGGCCATGGATACAAGATCCTTGACACTGTTGTCAAGGTAGTCCATGTTCTTCTGCGGCAGTTCGTTGCCGTTGAGGATGATACGGGCGACACTACCGAGTGTCTTGGAGATCTTGTACTTCGGGAGCTTACGAAGCGCAGCCACGTCACTCTTAGTATAATGCTTCTTGACATAGGTAAAGAACCAATCACGCGACTGGTCCTCGGTGCTCATGTAGTTGTACCAGTTCAGGGCATCACTGAAGCTGGCAATTTGAATCGGTTCTGGACCATACGCCTTGTCGTCAAGGGACTTAATGGCCGAGCGCGAGATCTGTTTTGGTTTGGCTTTGGTTTTAATCTTGATAGCCACTGGTATCTTCCTTCGTGATATAATTCAATCTACCACGGTTTTTAAAATTTGTACACAACTATTTTTAGTACGAAGATATTTTGCGATCATATGCATGATGGCCTGGTGCACATCCTCGGTTGCCTCATACTCTGGAAGATCCACATGGATCGCATGGTGTGCAAGCTTACGCGTCTCACCACCTTCAAAGCCTGTGAGTGCAATCACAGTCATGCCTTTCTTCAACGCGATACGACACGCCTCGACCACGGACGGTGAGTTACCGGAGCTGCTGATACTGATGAACACGTCACCAACATCTGCAAGCCTCTCGAGCTGGTACGCATAGACCTGATCGTACGAGATGTCGTTCGAGATCGCCGTCATCAACGGGATATTGGCAGACAGCGAGATCACTCTCGGCTTAAACGGTTTTGGATCATCGATACGTGAACAACCCTTGGTGTAATCACACGCCCAATGCTGTGCGATCGCAGCCGATGCACCGTTACCTGCCGTGTATATGGTGGCGCGGTTTTCAATTGCGTACAGGATGGCATCTGCAGCATCTTGAAGTTTATCCAGGTCGATAGACTCGAGCCCGTGGTAGACGGCTACGCAATGCTGTTTGTATTCAGTCTCGATAGACAACTTTTGCTCCCTCGTGTGAGATGCCTACATCAAGGCATGTTCTATCTGAAAATTCTCGGCGAATCTTTTCTTTTGATTCGGTAAGCGCCAACATGTATCCGCCACCGCCGGCTCCAAGCAACTTAGCACCAAACGCACCGGCAGCTTTACATCGCTCGTACATAGTATCTATCTCGTTGTTCGAGATCTCGGCACTCATTTGTTTCTTAAGGACCCATGCAGAGTCGAGCAGCCGTCCATAATCATGGATATTTACCTTTTGTGTACCCTGCATATCTGCCATGTTGGCCAGTTCACGAATGGTAAATGTCTTAGCCTCGAAGTTAATCGTATCAAGGATCTTTGATGCGTGGTGCTCTACGTTCGTAGGAATCAAGATCATATAGTTCTCGATCGTATTCGAGTCAAGACGTTTTACATCAACACGTCCTTCGCCGAGCTCGTTAGCATACTTGATGTAGTTCATGCCACCGAACGCCGAAGCAAACTGGTCCTGCATGCCGATCTTCCAGCCACATAGGTCGATCTCGATATGACAGGCGGTCTTTGCAACACCGTATGGATTCACATACTCATATCCAAGGTATGCAGACAGTGCCTTGACGAGAGCACAGGTAAAGGCAGACGACCCACCAAGACCGTTGCCGATCGTAGGGATGTCTGCGAATGACGTGATCTCGATGTTGGATTTGATTCCGAAGAACTTGAGTGCATTACGGACGATCTCGTTCTGGATATCGTCTATGTCTTCTACGCATTCTTGTTTCGAGTATGAAACCTTGATGTGCTTATGTGGTGTGTGCATGACAGCTACATAGACATATTTGTCGATAGCCGTCGAGATGGTTGCTCCACCCCACGTAGAAAAGTGGGCGGGGATATCACTACCCCCGCCGAAAAAACTAACTCTGAGTGGTGCTTTGGCCAAGATCACGGTGTTGTTCCTTCAATGATGCAATGAGACCCTTCCACTTCGGCATGATCGACTCCCAAGAGAATCGAGTATCAGCATATGCCTTGATAAAGGTGAGAAGGTTGGTCAAGTCGTTATTCTGTACGTTCTCGATTGCGTACATCAGAGTGTGAGCAAAGATGTTGGCATGGAGATTCATGTCCTCATGATCACCATCATACTGTACCGTCAACCCGGCTGAAGTATCAGTAAGAGCAGAAAAGTTGGGATGCACAGCCAAGCAACCAGCAGACATAGCTTCAATAAGAGATCTGCATGACGTCTCAGGCCAGATGCAAGGGTATGCAAAGATATGAGCTTTCTGATAGGCGGCACGTACTGTCTCCTGATCTGCCCAACCATGGTAGTTAATCTGTGGATGTTCTCTCATCTTCTGGAAGAGAGGTTCGAACTGTGCATCACGTCCTTCCCAGTTCTTACCATAGATGCCGAACGAGGAGAAGACGTCTAGCTCGATGTTGGGATATCGCTCTGCAAGAGCACAAAAGACAGGAACCAGAATCTCCAGTCCACGATGAGGTGTGGACGTATAAATGAGGCGAATCTTGTCTTTAGGCTTGTCAACAAACGGAATAGGCTCGACGCCCGTCTCGATAACGCAGCTATGATGGCTGTATGGTACTCCAAGATAGTCACGATATTGTTGATACTGCCAGTTGCTGCTAAAGACCAACTTGTGGAAGCGATCTCGAGAAGCTGGATCTTTAAGGTGTTCAGCCTCTGGATCCATCGCGAGGTCGTGTAGATGATAGATTCTAATTCGTTCTGGATCAAGCTCACGGACACGAGCAGTGATAATTTGGATTCCATCGAGCTCATCACGGCTAAGTCGGTGGAAGAGATTTCGAGTGGTAAGTTCTGTTCCACCATTCGATTCCTTGTTGAGTTCATTCAGTTCAATTAAGTCTTGATTATTCATCACTAGTTTCCAAATACCAATCTTCTGCTAGGTCTGCTTGCCAGAAAAATTGCTTGTCGTTGAAGGCCTTGTCGTCGATCCATACGTCATACGAAGGCTTTCCAAGCTTAACTTCATGGAACTTACAGCCCCAGTCGTTGAGTTGTTGCGTGGTGAGTTCGGTCCAATCCAATCCGGATCCTGAACCACGAGCGGTCCAATACTTGATAGTATGGCCTTGGTCGTATAGTTTATTTATCTCTTCAATACGGTGCGTGTATGGAACGGAAAGATCATAACGATGCTTTCCGTCTACGAACGGCGTGACACAGATCGTCTGGTCAATGTCTACGATGTAGATCATGATTCAGTAGTAAACCCAATAACCGAGTCATATCGGAATGAACGCCATCCCTCATTCTCTAGATCCCAGACGGCAAGGACGTCCGGATTCGGAGTCTTCTTCTGTACAGCTTCTTCAAGATCAGTCTGTGCTGGAAGAAGATCTGGCTTCAGTGTACAGGTCATCCTGCGTTCTGTTCCATCCTTCTTTACAAACAAAAGAAAAACTACATCATCAAGTAGTGCTTTCTTTAAATATTCATTCCGCCAGGAAGTGCTGTTCTGGTCGGTTGTAGTATTCAATGAGTCTGTCATAACCACCAATTCTTTCTTCATCAATAATAATAAAAGGAACTGTTCTTACATCTGGAAAGATTTCTAGGAACTCTTCGCGTGTAAGATCTACTCCGATCTTCATTTCCTGATAGGATTCATTCTTTTCAGAAAACAAATTTTTAGCATGTACACAATATGGACAATTGTCCTTTGTGTAGATAACAACCCTATGCCTCATCTGCACTCTTTCCTCTATAGATGTTTGCAGTTGCGCGTGGATCGCCGTAGACTTCATTGGCACGCTTCCTTACCATAGCCATGCTCTTGTTCGGACCAGGAACAGTAATCCATGGATTCTGTCCCTTTCTCCAGGCTTCCAGCTT